TTACAGCTCGCCCTTCAATATTGCATATTGCTCCAAAATGATTCTTCTACGACGGTAGATGGTAGCACGACTCATGAACTTCTGGTCTGCAATTTCTTCCCAGCGTAGTTGTGGGTACTGCCAACGTAGATTGAAGATTTCCTTGTCTTCGTCGATTAGGTTAGCAAGTAGCTTGTCCACAATCTCCTTGAAACCTTCCAAGAACTTCAATGTCGGATCATCTGCGAGCTTGATAGCAGCGGTTTCTGTAGGTTTGCTGATTCCGATTGAAGGACCGCCTTGGCTGTCTGGATTTCTTGTTGTCAGCTCCAGTCTTCGTAAATCTATGGTTCGCTGGATACCTCGGAACTTGAACAATTCCTCGTCTAGCGTTTTGAGTTCTCTGTCGCTCAGTTTCTTCAAATGTCACCTCCAAATTCTTGAAACATGCCACTAAGGCATCCAAGACATTCCCTAAAGCTTTCCCTAATTCGTAAAATGCTTGGCTTATTGTGTTTTGAATGTCTGCAAGTTGTTCTGGGCTTAGTTTGGCTAATTCCTGTTCCAACTGTTCCAGTTCTTGTTGTCGTGCCTGCTTAGCTTTTTTCTTCTTGATTCTTTTGTTCATGCTTCTTATAAGTCTCCCAAGCTCCCATGATGATAGCGATTAGCAAAACCAGTAGAAATGCAATCACAATCAATGCTGCCAATAATTTAATAATTTCAAGTAAAATCATTTCGTCCTCCTATCTCAAAATCCAGGTAATGTATCCACAAATCATTACCAGGAGAATAGAATCTGGGGTGTTCCCATTTTCCTTTCCCAAAAAGTTAATTTCCAACACCTTCCAAATCCAATCAATTACGATGAGATGTAAGAAGAATGTCAATGTCAAATAATGCTCTCCGTTAATAATTACTGGTTCATCCGAATATTTACGACCATCTGGACATCTAAATCGTGTATCTGAGACAGATAGCGGAAAAGGAATAGTATAGCCCAGCTGTTTTGCAAACCTAAAAGTATCATCAGCCATCCTACGGTTAGCACAGACAATATAATGTCCTGTCGCATGACTTTCCAAAATAGCCATAGTAGTTTTGCCGAGACATCGGCCAAATCCAATAAGTTTAGTCATTATTCTTTTTCCTTTGTTTTCTAGATTTGTTTGCATGTATTCTCAACTCAATCCTTGTTAATGGAAATAATAGAATTACAAGTGAATAAGTCAATAATTCCGTTAAAAACAACATAATAGTTGCATATATATTTAATAGCATCCCAACAGGGTAAAATATCTTTGAGTAATGTATGCACCAATCAAAGTATTTCTCCCACTCTTCTTTATTTTTAGGGAATATTTCCCAGAATAGCTTCTTAATCAGTTTGTTCATCATATCCTCCTAAAACGGCAAGTCATCATCGTCCATATCCATCGGCTGACCAGCAAAATTCGGTGGCATCTGCTCATCCATATTGGAATAGTTAGCGCTATTGTCACGCTTTTCCAATAACTGGAAACTCTCAGCAACTACCTCTGTCACATAGACTCGTTGCCCTTGCTGGTTATCGTAACTTCTGGTCTGAATTCGTCCAGTAATGGCAATCAGATGACCTTTCTTGGTCCAATTAGCCAGATTTTCGGCCTGCTGACGCCACAATACGCAATTGATAAAGTCAGCTTCCCGCTCTCCTGTCGATTGATTTTTAAAATTGCGGTTAACCGCCAAAGTAAAAGTCGCAACGGCTTGATTAGACGGTGTATAACGTAGCTCTACGTCCCTTGTCAATCTACCAACTAAAACAACATTGTTGATCATCTCTTATCTCCTCTCCCACGGCTGTCGCTGATGGCTATAATACGGGTACACCAGCCAAATTTTCCCTCTCGGAGCTAGCACCTTAGGCTCGTAAGGCTTGACTTGCTCATACAGCTCGTCTATTTTATCCAACATGCGTTGTCGCGGTGGTCGTCCGTCTAGCCATTTGTCGACAGATAAAGTCGTCACGCCCATCTCGGTCGCAAATTGGTCCCTCGTCCATCCTGTCTTTTGTAGGATGTATTTGATTTTATCTGCTGTGGTCATCTACCACACCCCCTCGATTTCCAGACGATTGTCTGATAAAAGATTAAACTCAAAGCCGATTTGACAATCCGACGAAAGACGAACCGCCCCAGTTTCCAAATCTACTAATTCATGCAAAACTGGATAAACGTTGGCTATCGTTAAAACAACCTCTTTGTCCTCGTCGTACATCTGCAATTCTTTGATTAGTTCTTTAACGGTCATTCCAACTCCTCCAACGCTACCCACCGGAATTGTGGGTATTTTTTCGCTTCTTCTTGGGTGCATAACATAGCTCCTGATTCAACTGTTTTTTTCATGTCTGCTCTGAAAATACTGTAAGTTCCCCGGCTATATTCTAAATAGTAATACTTTTCATATCTCGGCTCTGGCACATCGACCAGTAGCACGCCTAGTTTTTCGTTAGTCATTGGTTGCCTCCAACAATTCAGGATTTTGATGCGCGTTTCCAATGATTTCGAGTTCGTCCCATGTGCAGGTTAATATATAACAAAAATCATGGTTTTCTTTGTCATAAAACGTCCACGCAAGATTATCTTGTGAGTAAACTACCTCGTAAACACCTGGCCCAAATTCGATAAGCTCGTCATAGACGACTACCACATCGCCCTCGAAAATTTCCTTGCCGTTTTTATCAAACAGCCCTGTGGATTGCATGAGGACTGCATTGTCAATAGACACAGCTCGTGATGATGTATTCCCCATTGGGACGAATACAGTCAAATTATCATCGATTCCACTCCAATCTAGACTAAGTACAGAGTGCATTGTTTCTTCTGCTTCAACCCACGCTCTAAACTTCGGTATCATTTCCTACCTCCTTCGTAAAATAGCCAACTAGCGCCTAATCCAAACATTATCTTCTGAGCAAGCGTCATCTCGTGGATGGTGTTAGGTACAAACGAATAAAATATCAGTATAAATCCAACAGACCTTAATAATTGTTTCATCACTCCACCTCTTCCCTAAACTTCGGTATCATTTTCTGCCTCCTGTAATTTTTTTAAAGTGATTTTTGCATAAATCCATACCGTGAAATCTTTTGGAACATCTGTTGCAGAGCAACTTGTCACAAGTAAGAAACCTTTGTTGCTGATTTTTAAATAAACTGAAACTTCGATAGAATGCTATTCCTGTCTGACCAATTATAAAATCACACAGCTTTGTTGCTTTTCTCTTGTAGCACTCGTGGCATATATCATGTTTCGGTATGAATTGGACAACGTTGGTCGTCATTTAACACCTCCTGTTTCTCAGCGCTCACTACCCAAACTCTACCACCGCAAATCTTTTTCACTAATTTATCTTTAAGCGCTTCTTTTAATTCGTTGATAGCTAAACTACGTTTCTCAGACCTCATCACTCACCTCCACGACCTTCACACCGTCGCAATCAAACACCCAACCAAAGCCAGCGTATTCTATCGATTCTTTGGTAAATTTTCCGGGAAAGTGTTTGTTACCATCTACTAATTTTATTGCATGATGGATGCTTGCCAATACCAATGTTCCGCCATTGTTCGGTATCTCAACCGTGTACAACTTCTCCTGCTCAATCTCGTAGCCGTCCAAGAAGGCTCGGTAAAATAGCTCTTCGTTATCGTCAATCCATTTCTGTTCTTCGTCATCATAGACATATGCGCCGATTTCGCCTATCGTGTATTCGTCAATCTTCAACTTCTCAATCAAGTCACCAATAACTTTCGGCACCACAACCTTCTGCGGTTCGTCGATTTGGGAGACGAGGTCTAATACCTGATTTTTAATAACCATGTCAACTTGTTGACCTGCTATCCTATCGTTAATATTTAACGTATCTATATTTTTGATTTTCTCAATCGCTTCCTGTTTATTCATCTGTTTCCTCCTTGAAAAAGGTATCAAAGTCCAACCAATCATCTTTAATAAGATTTCCAATCTTCGTTACTCTACCTCCAAAACCATTACTCTTAACACGTATATACTTCCCTTGCAGTTCTTCCCAGCTATTTGCACCGGCAACCTCCAAGATACGGTCTATCAGCTCAAAGCTCTTGTAAAAAACTACTCGTTTTTTCTTGTGTTCGTCGTATTTATCTAGGCAGTATCCTCCAATAGATACTCCAAATCCATATCCCTCAACAGTCAGATAACAAGTTAAAATTCCATGGTCTTCTCTGCCCAAGAAAGTTTTGGTTATCTTTACGTTTTCAATTGTGTTATTCATCTCTTTTCTCCAATCGTTTTGCTATTGCCTCAATCACATTTACCGTGACCGAGTTGCCAGCCTGCTTGTATAGCTGGCTATTACTGTTTACTGCCTGGGCTTTGTCAAAGGCCCAATCTGGAAAACCTTGCAACCTCCAACACTCGCGAGGTGTCAGTTTGCGGATACGATATCCGTCTAACAAATGATTGTTTTCCTGCCAGCTATTGCTAGTTAATGTAGGTGCTGTATCGTGTTCTCCACCTTGATTGTATCCGTGGCCTCGTTGGATGATTTTAGGCTCTCTATTGCCACCTTGCATCGTATTGAGACAAGGAGAGATGCCGTTTGGATCATAGACACGACCTACTTGCGGATTGCCTCCAAAACTATATGTATCAAGCAAATTTCCAACTTGAACGACTACGCCATTCTTGTCTTGTGCAGTCAACGTAAACATCGGCTCTCCATCTGTTTTAAACCTACGGCCATTCTGTCGTTTCTCCTCTCGGTCTGGAGTGAGGACTGGGATAGCGACTTTTAATGGGTCTTTTTGCGTTGTTGTGCTACATAATGTTGGAGCAAGACTATCAACAGAGACCACGTCACCACTTTGCGACCTACCCATTTTTCGGATATTACCGACCTTGTTTATTTTTGATTGTTTAGTATCAACCGCTGTGTCATCTCCTCCGAAAGGAAATATCGCTCGTCCACCTGCTCCTCTAAGATGTCCGATAATATACACCCGCTCTCGGTTTTGGGGGACTCCAAAATTCTTGCTGTTGAACACTTGCCATTCCGCATCATACCCCAAATCATCCAACGCTCCGAGGATGGTCTCGAATGTATTTCCGTTGTCATGGTTGAGCAATCCTGTGACGTTCTCAAGTAATAGATATTTAGGTCTGAGAATAGATGCGAACCTAGCAATCTCAAAGAATAAAGTCCCTCTAGTATCCTCAAATCCTGCTCGCTTTCCAGCAATGCTGAAAGCCTGGCACGGAAATCCTCCTCAGATAACATCCACACGTCCGATTCCTCGAACAGACTCATCTGTAACTCCTGTGATGTCATGAAATTCAAGTTCTCCTTCTGTGTTGTGAATTGCTTTGTAGCTCTTTCTGGCGAATTGGTCTATCTCGCAAAAACCGACACATTCGTGACCAGCACGTTCCATACCAAGACGGAAACCACCAATGCCAGCGAATAAGTCAAGGAATTTCAAGATACTTCCTCAACTTTCCCACATTTTAGACATTTGCGTTTAGGAGAAATTTTTCCAGTATTCAACGCGATAAAGCGCGGTAATTCCTTCCAAGAATGTTTGCAAAATAGTCTTTTCATATCACTTATTATTTTCATTTCTTTCCTCCGTCTCAATCAACCAATCTAGATTCTGGCGAGCCTTCTTCAAGTCCTCAACACCGTTCTTCTGCTGAAATCGCAACAGATACTTGATGACATTGCCCCAGTAGTAGGCGCGCTCGCCTGCTAAATCCCAGATAAAATTCTTTACCACATCCAAGGCTTCCATACCATACTCGCCTTGGTAATGTTTTGGTTTGGTTATGTTGTTAAATTGTTCCATTTGCTTTCTCCTCCAATTCTGTCACTACCATCAACTACCCCCATACCTCGTCCGATGATACTCCTCTGCCATACGATCCAGTTCGGCTACAAAATCATCACCAGGCAAAGCCATCAACCGAGCCTTTTCAGACATACGTAGCGGATAGTTCGCTACTTGCCAATCTATCATCTTGTCTAACTTCAAAAAAAAAACGTCCATTAGTCCTCCTCAATCAAATAAAAATTCCCATAATCTTTCAAAGCCCTAGAAACATGGATTGCAGCCGCACGACTAGCAAACCGCATAGCTTGTCGCTCATTGCCATAAGAAATATCCATTCCAGTACAGCTGACCTTTACTTCTCTGATAAATGGTCTGTCCTGCTTTGAGCCATGTCTAAGTTTCACCATTTTCCATAGCCTCCAACTCAGCGTAAATATCTGCCAACTTGGCCTGCCCCTCGGCAGTTTGTTGGCTTGCTAAAACTTTTTCAGCCCAGTCTGGCACAGGTTCATCTTTTTCGTTGGCTAACATTCTAGCCTTCAAAGCCTGCATCCGTTGCATAGCTTCCTCCGAATTATCCTGCTTAATTTCTTCCAAGGCCCAGTCAGGAATGTTGGTTTTCGGAACCCTCGGCACCATGTTCAGATACTTGTCAAAATTCGATTCCCTAAACAAGGTTGAAGGCTGTAGGTATTTCTCCCATTCTGTACCAGTCCAGTTAGCTACCATGTTGTCAATGACCTTTTTGAAATCATCCAACTTGTACCCCTCGTTCCACCTAGCCTGAATAATTTTCTTGTTACTATTCGACTGATAACGATAAGACTTTCCAGTGGCTGAATTTAAGTATTCAATGATTTCCTTAATCGGACATATATTATATATATCTTCTTCTTTATCTATTTCTTCTTCTTTATCTAGTGCGTTACCATGCGTTACTGTAACGTTACATGTAACGTTACCATTTACTAATGTTTTTTGTTTTTCTCTATGTTTTGCAACGCGTTTCCGAGCTTGCTCTCTAACTCTTTCCATGCTTTCCACGCTCTGATGTTTCTCCCAATTCGGGATAGTTATGGCATTATTGATAATCTCAATCATTCCAAACTGCTCAAAAGTTTGAAGAGCTGCTCTAACAGTGTTCAAAGGTCTACGAAATAGTGTAGACAACATTTCGTCTGTGTAATGTACACGATCATTCATCATGAGAACACCACCGTAGTTCTGCTTGCCGGCTAATGTCAGCAGTTTGAACCAAACAACGATAATCGTATCGGCTTCCGGTAACGACTCAATTAGCAGAATTTTTTCATCATCGAAAATATCCGTGACAATCTTAATCCATTTAATCTCGCTAGCCATCCTTCTCCTCCCACATCTCAGCATTTACACCTTTATTAAACAAGTCCTGCTGATAAATTCTAGCCTTCTGCCAAGTATCAAACGACCGTTTTGGGTAAAATCTATAACCACGCTTAGTCTTGGTTTTCTTTGCAACAATCCAGACCATAGCTAAACCTCACGTTCTACCAATAGCTCAGCCTGGCACTTGTTGACATTCTCCAAAAAGTCAATCCGTCTGCGTAGCTCATCAATCAGCCTAGCCTGCCCGACACATTCCTGATTTTTCAGCAAGCCCAATTTCTTGTATTCCTTGGCTGTGTGCCTAGTGTTGGCCAATTCACGTTCCAGCTCATGCTGATTTTGAGGAATGTAGTCATCTTCCTCAACACTCAAAAACTTTTTCATCATGTCCCAAAATTTCATTCTATCCTCCGTAGTATCTATGAATCTGCAAATATCTCAAATTCCGCTCTGGTTGTTTTTCTTCAATCACAGGCTCCTTGACCTCTATTTCAATCTCAACAGGCTTACGGATTAGCCAGATTAAAATTGGGGTCAAAATAGCAATAAATGCTAAACCTTGCTCAGCTGTCAACATCAGTTCTTCTGTCATATCCATCCCCTATGCTAATACTTGCCAATTATCTCGAAGCCAGACACGAACGGCATCCCTTGGAATACGAATGCTACCATTTTCATTTTTAATAGTCGGCATACCTTTTGAGATAAAATATTTCACAGTCGCATCGCCAATTTTCAGCCACTTTCTAAACTCGGCTTGGGTCATGACTGGCGGATAGGTATTGTCAGGATCAAACATTTCTGACTTTTCAGCCCATGCCATAGTCATGATGTTTTCCATTTTTTCTTTAAAAAAGCTTTCAAAATCAATCATAATATGTTACACTTTCTTTGTATGTTTATTGAAGAGCCTGATTGCCGTCAGGCTTTTTGCATTTCTTCGTTCAAAAACTTGTTGATGAAGTAAGTCTGACCCTTACCCGTCATCTTGGTCGTCTTGCTGATCCGAATGCTGCCATTAGGCTCGTTATGTGTCCGCTCCTTGACCTCAAACAAGCTCATATCCATAGACCTCTGGGTCGGCATATTGTAGCTCTCTCCACGTTTCCGAATGAGAAAACCATTGTTCCGCAACCACTCAAACAAGCGATTCTGGCCAATGTTGTAGCCGTTCTGACGCAAAATCTTGGCAAAGTCCCCAATCAAGATAGATGTAGCGCTAGCCTCGACCGCATTAGCAAACAACACCTTGGGCTTGTCCGCCTCAATCTGTGCTTCCAGCTGATGCACCTTCTTGTCGGCCAATAGCAGAGCTCGTGCCATAATCTTCTCTGGACTGTTGAAGTCCTTTTCTATTTGGATAAAGTACTGCCGTACCTGCTTGCCTCGGTCAGACCGTTGGATCATAGCAATTTCCTTAGCCATGTCCAGTTTGATAATATGGTCAACCTTGTTGTGACCTCCGCGACCTGTTTGCTTCACAAAATTGTTAAGCAAAAAATCTTGATTTTCTGTAAAGCCATACTCAACCATTCGGTCAAACCACATAGAGTATGGTGTTTTGACTTCCAAAGCCTCATGCAACTGCCGACCAGACACAACAGGCTCTTGATTGTCATTCAAGTTAACATTGATAATTTCGTTCATAAAATTCCTTTCTAATGTGATAAAATTTGCTATAATAAAAATAAAAACGATTGGAGACTGCGAATGTATGTAGAAGTAAGCCCAAATGGTTATTATCGGACAAATATCACTCTTGATGATATCTGTAAAATTTGCAAGAAAGTAACATCTCCTGTAAAAATCGATGATAAGACAAACGAAATTAATTATAGACATTTTAGATTATGTGTCACTCGCTACTGCCTTCAATGCAAGCGCTACTTTGTTGATGAATTTGATGTCATAGGTGAAGATGGTCTTTATTCTGATACAAATTTTAAAATAGACCATATCGATGTAAAACCAGAACTCCCTAGTGACATCCCGATTTCAGAAGAAATTGCTTTGATTTCTCCTATTGGCAAAGAAATATATTTACAAGCCTTAAAAGCTGAGCAAGAACAATTAGACCACATCGCTGGAATCGGCTATCGTAAGGCCTTAGAGTTTTTTGTTAAAGATTTTGTTATTATCAATCAGTTAGATACAAAAGAGAAAATTGTCAAGTTGCCTTTAAAGCAAGTTATTGATACCTACATCGATGATGAAACTCTTAAGACTTTTGCTACTGCTTCAACATATATAGGAAACGATGAGACTCACTATTCAAGAAAGCATAGCGATAAAGATTTAGAATCACTAAAAAAATACCTGCATGGTTTTCTCCACTATATGGATTTAAAACTTAGTTTTCTTGATGCTCAAGAACTTGTAAATCGCTCGAAGAAATCTTAGCGTCAAGTTCATCCACCTTCTCCGCAATATAGGTCACAGTCCTCAGTATTTCATTGAGGGCTGTTCTTTCTAGTTCATTCATCCCCTTTTCCTTTCTAGTTTGGTTAGCTCTCCTCTCCAGTTGGAAAGAAATGTTGATTGAGGCTCAAAAAGCCTTACTTATCGGTAGACTTGGTTTTTAATTCCAACTCTATTTCATTGAGCCGTTGAATTGCCTGTTCCAGTTCTTCGGCTTTTTTCTTTACATCGTCAATCGCTTCATGAAGTTTTTCAGCTCCTACGAATTCAATATTGACTTTCATTTTTCCTAGTTGCATTTTTATTTCTCCTTTCTAGTTTTGTCGGTTCTCCTCTCCGTGATATAATTGGTATATCAACACGGAAAGGAGGGAAAACTATGTCTGATCACTTAGTTACATTCTTGAAACATCGTACAATTATCGTCGGCGAAGCAACTGTGGAATTTAGGTCTGAAATTGATTACACTATTGTCGCAGGCGAAGATGAAAACAGTATGGTTCAAGCTATAACTTTTTGTAAGAATGGTTTAATAGTGCTCTCAAATTCTGAAACAAGAGAGTTATGGTCAAATCGTAAACCAATTCTAATTACAGAAAACGGCAAACAAGTTTTTACTTTTGAAACTGAATAAGTTTTTTACCCAAAAGTATAGATACTAAGCCATCCTTAGAATTTAGAACTTGCTTCATAGCAGGTTCTTTTATCTTTTCTCTATACGGATACCGTTTTGGTCTCATGTCATTTCCTTTCTAATTTTTCCAAGCGCCAACACAGTCTCCCAAACATCTAGCCCCTCGAGGCTATCAATGATCAGTTGACTGAGCTGGTAGTTTTTCTTTTGCCAGTTCTGAATTAGTTTGCTAGTCATCATCTTCCACCACATTCTGCACTTCCACAACCTCTACATGGGCCTGCTTGACTATCAAGTCTTTAGAAGCACAGTATCGTATCAAAATGCTCACTGCTTCACCGATTTTCAAATCATGCTCATTAGCAAAATCTACAACGTATTCATACGCGTCCGATTCGATACGGACCACTTTTTCAGCAATTTTCATTTTTTACTCCTCCTCAAAACTTTCCCAGCTCTCAGAAATTCTGAGTTTCTTGTTCACTTTCAACTTGAGGTCATCACTACCATGCCCCTCTTTCAGCAAACGAGTAACCATGGCTGGTGAAACACCAAGCACAATCGCAAAATCCGACTGCGACCAACCTCGTTCGTGTAGTCGCTTTTTAACCAAATCAATCCATTTTTGATGTTGTTGGCTCATATTTTCCCTTTCTATTTTTGGTATAATTGACTTATCATCACGGAAAGGAGGATAAGTCAATGAAATCTTTTGACGATTTTGTATCAACTCTCACAGCTCAAAAAGTTTCTGAACTGGTAGGTAAAGCAAATCAAACAGCCACTTCTATTGCCAACTCTGTACCTGAGCAACAGAAGGAAACGCTCATTGCTGTCACAGCCTACACTACTTCTCTTGAGCTGTTGAAAGAGTATCATGAATGGCTGAACCAATAGTCTGGATGGTTTCTGAGCTTAGTGGTAAAACGCCAGCCTCTTTAATTTCATCTCCCAATGCAATCTTGTGTTGGGATTTTTCATTGTCAATATAGGCACTTGCCATTTTTCTAACTCGACTTGCAACCATCTCGCAAATCGTGGCTGTCTCGACTGGAAGATCTGGATACTTATCAAAATGAAACGTACGAGTTTCCAATTCGGACAAGTTATCACACTCCTTCAAAAGTTCCAGAAATGCCGATTCAGCAATGGTATCAATAAGTTTGACAGTTGTTTCAATGTCAGATAAAAAATTTGTTGTGAGTTTTTTCATTCCCTTCTCCTTTCTATTCTTGTTCCCCTCCCCTATCCATGCTATAATTTAGCTATCAACACGGAAAGGAGGGAAAACTATGAGTAAAACTTATACCGAAATGGCTGCTGAGATAACTTCCTCATTGCATGAAGAGCTATATCAGGCCTATGTTCAAAAGAGCAATTTCGACCCAAGTTTCCAAAAAGACTTTGGCGAATATGTCGGCGAACAGTTCCAACACATCCTAAAATCACTACATGTCTAGAATTAGTGGATGTGTGACTTTAATCAACTCAGCAACTGCCGCAATAGTTGCTGGGTCTTTTTTATCTGATTCCTTAATAACATCCGCTACATATTGAACTATTACTTCATCAAGTGTTCTCTTTTTCATCCCCTCACCTCCTTTCCATAAAATTAGTTAAAAAGTTAGTAAAACCGTTGACATTTAACAATGGATAATTTAAAATATAACCATAGAGAAAAAGCTTGATAAAAACCAGTTCAATCAAATACATTCTGCTCGCCAAAGCTTTTATTTTTTTTTGAATTAGTTTTAACTTGTGTTTTCACTAACTCTTTAACTTACAAAAACTATTTTAAGTTATTCGTTGTATTTTGTCAATCATTTACAATGAAAAATTTAAATATTTTTTGTCAATCTCTTAGAAAGGTTGATAAAACAATGTTTTCAACATTTGAAAGAATTAAAGAATTGTGTAAAAAGCATGGAATTTCACTCAATGCACTTGAAGAAAAACTCGGATATAGCCGAAATACAATTTATTCTTTAAAAAAGCAGAAACCAAACGCTGAGCGTATTGCAGAAATCGCTGACTATTTTAACGTTAGTACAGACTACCTGCTCGGACGGACGGACAACCCACGGATTGCCAGCAATGAAACAGCAGACAATAACATTTCTCCTGCTGAAACACAATTACTAGCTGCCTTCCGAAATCAAACAGATCACATGACTGAAGAAGATAAGTTTCGTTTCAATAAGGCATTAGAAAGCCTAATGACAACAGCTAAGACCCTTATTGACGACGATAGTAAATGGAGGTAACATTGGCACGAAAAATCATTCCGCTAAGACAGTACATCCAGCACTGGGACAACGCTTATCAAGTTATCGATGCCATTTCAGCATTGTATCGTATCCCTCATGCACAAATAACATTTGACCATGTCATTCGACATTTTGAAAATACCTATAATGTGCGCTTTGTTTACTTTGATCGTGACCCGTTTCCAGAACTACCAACTGCAGGCTTCTTAGGTGCTGAACATATCAGATACAGAGGTCTAGTTTCTAATCCAGATGTCATTCAAAGTAATGAAATTTTATGTAAGCACAACGACGGCATTACCTTATACGATAAAGAAAAAGACAAGTATGTAGTTTTTATAAACCAAACAAACATCAAAGAACGAGTTATCTTTACAATCCTACACGAACTGGCTCACATTGAAGCACATTTCAGTACTGGTCGCTCTGAGGCTATTGCCTTAGCATGTACGAGCGAATATCAAAGTAGCCCATTGGAAGAAGAAGCAAACACTATGGCTTCCCTGTTCTTTATAAACAATGACCGTCTTGTCTGGCATTTGAGAAATAGCCACTCCTACTACGACATTAAAAAAATGAATACTATCAGCGACAATGCCCTTTTTAATCGACTAGTTGATTTTATCCATTATCGGATCTTTACTTACGAAGAACACCTCTTAGATGAACAACAGCAACGACAAGCAGCAATTAACCTTGTGAAGAAATTCAAACAAGGCAATAACTTACTCCAAAAGTATTACGATATTAACGTCTGACGGGAAAGAGATGGACGACATTGACCAGGCACTTGCTAAACACTGGTAAAAATAACATAATTTACTTGACAAAATATAAAAGAGGCTCTATAATAGAATCATACGAAGTGGTCCGGATACGCGTTGTATCCTACCGAAAGAGTCTCGATTTTTCGAGGCTCTTTCGTGCTTTATAAGGAGGTACTATGAAACCATTCTCTGATATTAGAGAACAACTTCGCATTCTGCAAGAGGATAAAAGGCTACTAATTCAAGATATGGACAATGCCATCTTTGCACTAATGAACTGTGGCTACTATGAAATCGTCAATGGCTACAAAATCTTCCTACTAGACCCAAATGAAGAGGCTGAAGTCTTTAAGAAAGGCGAGACCTTCGAACACCTTGCCTCCCTCTATAATCTTGACAAAGAACTACGGAACTATGTCATGCAAGCAACATTAGAGATTGAAAGCTCCCTAAAGACCGCACTGGCATACACCATTGCAGAAGACTTTGGAGTGAATGAAGCTGATTATCTGGATAGAAGAAAATACAATAGTGGCATTTTTGTAAAAAAATATAATAGCTTTCAACGTGACTATTTGCTTGATATGCTGAAAGACATTGCTGCCAACCGTAAGGTTGAGCCACTAATCTCCTATAGAGTAAAGCATGGGCATATCCCTCCTTGGATACTCTTCAAAGAAGCTACCTTTGGAAACTTCGTCAACCTTTTCAAAGTTCTTAAAGGACCGCAGAAAAACAAAGTCATTGCACACTGTATCGGCTTGGACATCAATTTACTAACAGAAGACGACAAAAGGCTATTCGGAGAAATGTTGGACCTCGTTCTCGCCTTCAGGAACAGAGCGGCACACGGCGGACGAATCTTTAATTACAAAGCCAAAAGAAACACCGCCTTATCCTACCACTCAAAATTCCACCCACAAATAGATATATCCCCTGCCGATTATCGACACGGAAAAGGCAGAAATGACTTCTACACCTTTTTCTACTCAATGGTCATTTTCGATAATAAAAACGGGCATAACTATTTAAACTTCTGTCTCTATAAAATTATTGAACACGAAAAAGAATACCCAAGCGACCTCGAAATATTAGAAAGACAGATGGGTTTTCCGCAAGGCAGACTCTATAACGAGATAGAGAAACTTAATCAGACCATCAATCTCTACAGACTACTCAATGACAAAAACTAGTTTATTTATAACAAACAAAAAAGCCCTACGCTCAACTTTGGACGGTCCGAGCGTAAGGCGAATGCGATATAGTAAAAACCTGCTTTGCAGTAGGTCTCTTTACTATACCCATTTTATCAGATTTGAAAGGGGAAATCA